TGCATATACCATACCAGCAGTTAGAATGTTAGTCTTTAAATACTTAAAGAATAACGAAGCTGAATTAATGGAAATGCTAGATAAGAATCTAACAAAAGCCCAAATGAAGGTTTTTGAAAAGATGGATGAGACCGCACAAGCACATGTCAAAGACTCATTAGTCAAGAATGTATTAATTACAGCTTGGGATGAAAAAGATGATGAACTTGCAGCTTTGGTCAAATCTAAAGTTAAAGCAGCCCTTGACGAACAAAAGTAATGGACGTTGAGGAATATGAGAAAAGACTTCGTGAGAGGGTAGGAGAAGCTGAGTATGCTAGGCATCGTGAGCTTGTCCGCCTTCTTGCGAGGAATCTCGCTCTTGAAGACGTGCTTTGGCAAGAAATTCTTGTATCTATTCGGGATGTTAACGCTCGAACAGAGCTCTTGCGACAGAGAAACAGTATTGTACGGGATATTCACACTGAGTTCCGTGCTCTTAATATTGAAATACCTACTGTAACAGAAACCAAGTCAGAGGATTTTGCTTCACTTTTAGGAGAATTAGCCAATGAAGGCGATAGTGAACGAAGCGAAGAAGTTTAATGCTGCTATATCAGGTGCTGGAGCACATGATTCAAGAGCTTTAGAGGATATATTCGAAAAGTGTAGACACGATGAGAAGAAAATGACGACTTTAGTTCGTGCATTTTGTGAAGCTTATCTTGTAGATAATCAAAATAGACCTCTTAAGATGAGACCACTACAAGAAAGTATTGTAGTTACGGCCCTCACTCACCCCACTAACGGTAAACAGCGCAAAATGGCTATCTTGGCTCCACGAGGCTCAGGCAAGTCTTATGCACTCTCTATTGCTGCTACCGTATATATGTTTTTTAAAAGATTTAGAGATTTAATATTTATCTTGGCTCCATCTGAGGACCAAGCTTCACTTATATTTAATTATGTATATAGGCATTTTGCTGATAATGCATTCTTATCAGGCTTAGTTAAGAATTATAGATTTCACAATAAGCCTAACATAACACTTAAGGGGGGCACTGTTTTGCGTAGAGCTCCGGTAGCTGCATCTAACCAAGGGCAAGCTATACGTGGCCAGCACCCTACCTTCTTAATTGTGGATGAGAGTCCACTTATAGATGATAAATTATTCATTGACAATGTAGAGCCTTGTATTGTAGCGAACAAAGCACCCTTTATTAACTTGGGTACGCCGAAAAGTAAAGAAAATCATATGTGGCGTTATTTATATGACGATGCTTATGCAGATACGTTTGAAAGATTAGTGTATACATGGAGAGATGCTGTTAAGGCTGGTAGAGCCTATACGCCTCCATATACAGAATCAGAAATGTTAGATAAGATGTTGGAATGGGGAGAAGATTCAATATATTGGAGAACAGAATATGAGTGCGAGTTCGTCGAGTCGGTCTCGAACATCTTCAATCCCGAAGCTATCAAAGCATGTAGAGTACGAGGAACCTCTTTCGCAGAGCGAGGAAAGGTTTATCCGAATTGTACTGTGGCCGTGGATATTGGTAAATCCGTTAATAGCACTGTTATTAGCGTTTGGGCCGTCGAGAAAGCAGCAGATGGAAATATTGCAAGACTTATCTCATTGGAAGAAATTAATCCTAGAACAGGTGGACATGACATTCCATATCAACGACAGCGTATCGTTGACACTGCTAGAGACTTTGGTGCTGAGCGTATTATCATTGACGCTACTGGTATTGGGGGTGCGATTGAGCAAGACATAAGGAAGGCATGCTATGAAGATGGAAGACATTTTATACCTTTCGTCTTTACAGGTGGACCAAAGGGTAGTAAAACCCAAGCATATAGAGATTATGTATCATATATACAACAAGGTATAGTAAAAATACCACATCCTGACAATTTAGACAAGAATGATGCTAAATTAATCAATAAATGGATAAGAGAACACTGTGAATTAGAATATGTTATGGATGCAGCTAACAAAACAGAAAGAATTGCTGCTCCAGATGGTAAACATGACGATTATTGTGATAGTTCAGTAATGGGTATACATGCATGTTTGTCTATGACACCAGCTAGTGCTACCTTTGCTAGTGCTAACATAAGTCATAATAGGAGTAGACCTACACAAAATAACGATGTTCCATCCATTTTTAGGACTGGAAAGAGTAAAAATGCCATGAATAAGCGTATACCCGGAGGATTATGAGCGAAAGCTTTATATACTCTGTTTATATAATAGGAATTGATAGCTATGGCTCTACGTGATTATTTGCCTTGGAATAGGCGTAAATTTGCGTCGGTGGGGTCAAACCCGCCATTTGCCGCAAACGAACCTCGAGACTTTGGTGCAGGTGTTATTAAACGCCTTCAGCTCCAAAATCAGTCTGGAATGTTCGGTGGGCAATACGAAAAGCAAATAGGAGATGCAAGAACGTACATGAATGTGTACCTAGCTGACCCTATTGTTAGAACGCTTATTGACTTACCGTGTTTATACGCGGCCAAGGATGGTTACGACATTGTAACCGATAATGACGAAGAACGCCAAGCTATCACTAAATTATTTGATGAAATTAACATTGACCAACTTTTATACGGTTGGTTAAGAAATGGACGTATTTTTGGTACATCATATTTAGAATTTACTGGTGACAACTTAGTTTTAAGGTCTTCTATTAATATGAATGTGCAAAGAGCACCTAATGGCCAAATAATGCATTACTATCAGGATTTGGGTTCTGATGAAAATTCTGTGAGGTTTGAAGAAGATGAAATTATCGAATTTAAAAATAACCCATTCGATGATTACGCTTATGGTCTTAGTGACATCCATCCAATTCTTTATTTGGTTGACCTTAAAGATTATGCAGAACGGGATATTGGTACTGCTCTCAACAAATACGCTAATAGTAGGTTTGATATTAGCTGCGGACTTCCCGATATGCCTTATAATGCTGACAAAATTAATGAAGTTGTGGCAGCATTTAACGGATTAGAACCCGGTGAAGATATTATACATGGTAATGATATCCAAGTTAAAGAATTACAAGGTACACAACGAGCTTTTGAATATGGTAAGTACACAGACGATATATTAAAGAAGATACATATAGCTTTAAAGGTACCGATTACAATGTGGGAAAAACCAGAACAGGCAAGACCTATATTTGAACCTTATGTTAAACATTTACAAGCAGCAGTTGAATCTGCTCTTAATTCACAATTAATGCCACAACTAGAAAGTGGTGAAGCTAGATTTAAATTTAGACAAATTAATGTGGATGATGCTTTTGTTAAAGCAAAGACTGATATGGTTTACTTATCTGAAGGAGTATTATCACCTTCAGAAGTAAGAATGGAAAGAGGGTTAAATCCAGATGGAATATCTGAAATGCAAGATACCGCAGAGAATGCAAATTTGTCTGGAGGAAAAGACCAAGATAAACAAGAAGAGTCCGCAAGGACAGAAAATAGAGCTGGTAATAAACCAGCAGCAAATCCAACGGGGGATAGAGAAGATGAGTAAAGAATATGCGTATGAGCATTGCTTACTAGAAACAGCGCCACGATTAAAAAAACGTGGCCACGAGAACTACCAAGAACTTGCATCTAATTTATGTAGAATGCGAGTTGACACAATGCCAGATGAAGAAGCTGGCCGACAATTTGCAAGTAACGTTAATGGTAACGTAGATGGAACTAAACGTACATTTGCAATGGAAGTGTTTGGAGATGTAGAACTCGTTGAAGATTATCATGAATTTCCGGTCATCGCTATAACATCGGGCCCCCACGATGAAGATGGTGACCAAAAAGTTTATATAGAACCCACTATACTAAAAGATAATATAGAAGCTTTCAACGAGCTTCCGGTTTACTTTAACCATCAACGTACCCCCGACGATTTGTTGGGCATGGCTATCAACCCGGAATACGTAGAATTAGAAGATGGTTTACAAGCTGTGAAGCTTATGGCACGCATCCACAAGGATGCAAATAAAGCAAATGAAGTGTTAGAGAAGATAGAAAATGGCGATATGACTCATGTCAGTATTGATTGGCTTTCCAAGGATGTTGACGTTCTAGGTGAGCCATTTGCAACAGACATTCGTCCTGTCGAGGTGAGTTTCATTGATAATGAGACTCGTACTCCTGTGTGTGACGCATGTACAATCGAAACGAAATGTGAAGAAAATGAAAAAGAGTCTTGTCCTTGTGAAGGAGAAGACGAACAAGCTTGTACCTGTGAACACGGGTCAACTAGCGAGGTAACTATGACAGAAGAAGTAGTAGAACAAAAATCAGAGAGCAATCCTATCGTAGAGCGTGAATTCGCAGCTATGAAAGATAAGCTCGCAGAGATGGAATCTGTCCTTGCCGAGAAAACTTCAGCGCATGAAGAAGCTCTCGCAACCATCGCCAAGTTTGAGGAAGCAGAAGAAGCTAGAAAAGCAGAAGCCGCAAAGGCACGCATTTCTGGATTCGTTGATGCAATTATCAATAAGGAAGCACTCCTCGGAAAGGTGAATGACGAGACTAAAGAAGAGCGTATGAAAGAACTCAACGCATGGGATGAGATTAAGCTAGAAGGATTCAGTATGGCTATGGAAAACATGCCTGTCCCAGAAGAGACCGAAAGGACCTTCGGAAAAGGTAAATCCGTAGAATCTGAAGCAAAACCAGAAGAAGTAGAGGCTCCAGAAACACAGCGATTATTCGCTATGAAAGATGGTAGAATTGTCTTCAATGGTGAAGAAGAAAACAATAAGGAAGAATAAATATGACAGTAACAACTAGCGTATTAGCAAATGATGGTGGAGCACCAGCTCGAATCATCAATTTCGAAGCAGCTGAAGATATTACTGCCGGAACCGCAATGGAAATAGACTCCAATGGTAAAGTTAAAATGGCCGACACAGCAAACATATTGGTTGCAGGTTGGGCTTTGACTGATGCATCATCTGGTGACCTATGTTCCGTTATTACCGGAAGCGGATTGATTTTGTACGTTCACTTGGACGGAACAACTGACATCGACGTCGGAAATAACTTGGTTGTAGCAGCATCTGATTCAGGCGCTTTGAGTAAATCAGCAAACGTAGATGGCGACAGTCCAGTTGCAATTGCTTTAGAAGCAGCAACCGACACAGCAGCCAATAATCTAACTGCCGGTGCCTTATTCAAGGTGTTGGTCAAGTAAGGAGATAAACAATGGTAACAGCAAAAGAAGGTCTAGCAACGACTTCAATTTCAGCAACCGCAAACCGAGTATTAGTAGATTACAAGGATGCTTTACAAGACTACAGAGTCACAAGCATGCCTGTTATCGAAATGTTCGCAGAGCGATTTACAACTGAAACTGGTGGAGATGTAGACATAAGTTTCTCTAAACCTAGCATGAAGCTAGAACAAATAGAAGAAGGCGCAACTCCTGCATACCAACACACTGACCTCAGAAATGAGCGCGTCAGCGTTAAAGAATGGGGTATTGCAGTAGGTGTAACCCGCAGAATGCTCGAAGATTCACGTTTCTCTGAAATGGAATTAGCTTTGAATGAAGCAAGAAGAGCAGTAGAAAGACACGTAACCGAACATGCAGTTAAAGCAATTTTCGGTATCGGAGATGCAACCTATGGTACAGGAATTAGCAATGCAGATATTACAGCAGCTTCAGCAGAAACTGCCGTAGCAACTTTCGCTAACAACTCCCATGGTGGTTTCTTTGGACAATTAAGTTCAGACTCAGGTAGCAGATTAACTGAATACGGTATCTACTCCAAATCCGATTTGGCAGCTTTAGGTCCCGCATCAACTGGTTCACACTATATGGTGTCCCAAGACAGTGCATCTGACGCAGTCGGAGATTTGCAACTTAATGACATCACAGCTGCAATGGAGTTAATTGGAGCAAAAGGATTGAATGCAGATACAATCATGATATCCCCAATGCACTACAAAACTCTATTGAACTTGGCTGACTTCACAACTCCGTTTGCTGGAACAGCAGCTCACGACAGTGGAGTTAAAGGTGGATTAGATTACGTAAACCAAACATCAAGAACTGGTGTCGTAGGACAACTTTTCGGTTTGAACGTCGTAATGAATGCATACATTCCAAAGAACAGATTCGGTGTCTTTGACATGTCTGTCAAGCCTATGGCTTACGTCGAAAGACGTGGACTAACTGTCGAAGAAGCAAACCCCGGTTTCGGAATAACTGGTTCCTACATGTCCATGAGATATGGATTGAAGGTTATCAGGCCAGAAGCTGGAGTTATCGTCATCGGCGATTAAAGCTAACGATAAGTCTTAGAATAAAATAGTCGCTTGGCGGTGCGACAAAACAAACCGCCACCAACCCCACAAAGGAGATATATATGCCTGTACCAAAATCACAACAAGGAAAACCATTAGGTGGAATTGGCGCTCAAGCCATGACTCGCAAAAAGCACTCTCTAGTGATAGACGACAGGCTACTTTCAAAACAATATATCACATCTAAAGCAGATGCTAAAGTTGATAATACTGCATATGGCGGTTCTTGGGCAGATGTGACAGATGTGGCACCAAGTAAAGGTGCAGTTCAAGCATATTTAAATTCTTTATCAGTAACTACTTCTGCTTGGACACAAAGTGATGCAGATTTAGGTACAGCTAAAACCAGAACCTTTGATACAGGTTATGTAGGTATAGGTGCTGGTTCAGGTTTAGCATATACTGACATCACAGAAAGATTAACTGTAGATGGTAATATAAAAGGTACTGGAAATCTAATTACAGGAACAGTAGGTACACCAAGCAGTCTATCCTTTCTTTCAGATTCTTCACAAATTAAATTTGGTGTAGATAATGATACGATACTAACCCACACAGATGGGCTTGGTTTAACCCTTAATGACACCAACAAATTATGTTTTAATGACGGTTCTCAATTTATTCAAGGTTCTAGTACAACAATATTATCTATTGCTGCTACGGACAAAATAGACCTGACAGCAACCGAAACCGAAATCAATGGTAATGCTGATATTAATGGTGATGCAGATATTTCAGGTACATTAACTGTTTCAGGTAATACAACAATTGCAGGTAATCTAACAGTTACAGGAACAGCTACATCTATTGAAACAACTACTTTATCAACTAGTGATAATATAATGGTATTAAATAAAGATGTAACTGATGCACCTACTGAAAATGCAGGATTAGAAATAGAACGTGGTACTTCAGATAACGTAGCAATAAGATGGAATGAAAGTACAGATAAATGGCAATTAACAAACGACGGCTCATCATACAGTGATATATCAACAGGTGCTTCATCTCATGATGCAATCACTCTTGCTGATAATGGTCAAAATTTATTAGCCTTAAGTGGTCAAGCAATAACAGTAAATGATGTTGTAGTAAAAACAGCTGGAGATACTATGACTGGTACTTTAACATTATCTGGTACAGCAGGTGACGGTTCAAATGCAGCAACTGGAACAACAGCTTTATCAGTAACAGGAGGTGATTCAGTTTCGACAAATGCAGCAGTCTCTATAACGGGGCATCTTGAGGCAACGACGAAATCTTTTAATATACCCCACCCTCTATTAGAGAATAAGCGTTTAGTCTATGGTTCATTAGAAGGACCAGAACACGGCATGTACGCTCGTGGTTCTTATGATGTAGTAGACGAAAGACGTAAAGTGGCAATAGATTTGCCAATATATTGGTCTAAGATGGTACACCCAGATTATACAATAAATTTAACTACATATGGTAATTATAACGTATGGATAACAGAAAGAAATAGTAATGGCTTTTGGATAGAAACAAATGCAGAAGAAGAATGGAGTTTTGATTGGAATGTGATTGGAGGAAGAAAGGACGCAAAACTGGAGGTTGAACCAGATGCCTAACCCAAGAGTTGTAGTAACCGGAGGAGGTTCTGGTGTCGAAGGTAAAATAGAATTCGTTAATGATGATGGTACAGAGATAGGTTCTTTGGAACCAAAAAACACTAGTGGTGATTCTAG